GGGAATGACACTTAGTGATGGTGACATAATTTCTGTTTCTGCCGGAGCAGATGATGTCACATTTAATTTGTTTGGTGTTGAAACTTCGTAAGGATTAAACGGAAATGGACGAGTACTTAAAAACCATCCTTGGCCGCATGGTTTATGGGCCACAATACGGCATGTCAGAAGAAGAGATTGCTCGTGTATTTCCTAACGGATTACCCGTTAGCGGCACAGCGCCAGCCTTCGGCCCCAGTGGCGTCAGGTCTTTACCTGCTGCCATGAAAAGCATTCAATCCATTGCAAGGAGGTCACCCGATCTTATTAAGTGGATTCAGTCTGGCCGTAAGATCACTATTGGGGGTCCTAAGTGGACTCAATTAACACAAAATCTGACTGCCAATCAGAAAAACATGCTTGTAAAAAATTTGGAGGCAGTTAGGAATTTTATCAGGTCTGATCGTGGGGCTCAAATTGTTTCCAGTACTACACAGCCTACTCAAGCTGCTGCCCAGACAGCACAAACCGCTCAGGCTTTTCCGCTGGGATGGAGTCGAGTTCCGCGCTATATACCAAGGACAAGCCAACCCGCTGCAAATGCTGGTATTAGGTCCGTGCCTCCGGCTACGGGCCAAGCTGCCAGAACAGCACCACCTCGCCTCACAAACCCACAGGCTACACAAACCGCACAAGCCGGACCCGCCACACAAGTAGCACAACAATCCACGCAGGCTGCCACACAGTCTGCACCAAAGGACAGTGATACCCTTAGAAACTGGTTAATGGGTTTGTCAACGGCGGCGTTACTGGCTGATCAATTTCTTCCCGAGTCTTCGTCTTCTGGTGAAAGGATTGTTAATGTTGCCTCCCCAAAGCAACTTGGAACTTATTCAGAAACTATGGCTGACATTACAAATAGGATGAGGGATCAGACAGAGGAGGCCAAAGCATATGTAAACCTCCCTCCTGTTAGAGAGAGACTTGCTGCGCTTGATGAGGAAATTCCAATTGGATTATCGCCCGGCCTTCATCAATACATGCAGGATGATGTTGGCGAAGACTTGGCACGACCTACAAGGATTGTTGCGGGCGACGGGAACCTTAAGCAAGGCTATCTGTTTTCCAGTGAGGAAAAAGACAGATTGGCACAATTGGTAAATGAAATGGTAGAGGCGCGAGCCGCTGGTGCGGAAGCTGGCCGCAGAATTCGTATGAATAGACCAGAAGATCCAATTTACTTAAGGCCGATTGATCTGGACATCTCTCTTGAGGATTCCATGGCTCCGTCTTCTTCCGCCTATATTGACATGCTTCTTGCTAATGCTATTCCTCGTACAGTAGAGCTGGAGCGGAATTTTATTCCTAGGCGTAAAATTACAGTGCCTCCTGTGTCCCCCCTTCGGGGCCGTCGGTAATAGGAATTCAGGGCTAGAGACAAATGAATAGATCTGACTTTTTCCGTGGTGTCAGCTACGCAGGTGGCGGCATTGTAGGACTTCCCGCACAGCAAATGTATGGCATGGCACAGGGCGGCCTTGCTGACATGGGCTATGCTGGTGGTGGCTACATCCCTAGCTATGCCGCTGGTTCTGGTATCTCTAAATGGATTAAGCGCGCTGCTCAGGTTGCGAGCCTTATTCCGGGGCCACATCAGGCTATTACGATACCCGTTGCTGCTGCTGCAAGTCTTTCCCAGAGTGCCTTTGAAGCAAAAGAAGATCCCAACAAGAAATTTAATTGGGCAAAGTCTTTAGGTAGGGCTGGACTGGATGCTGCTGCGGCATATGGTGGCACAAAAGTCAGTGGAGCGTTTCAGGCCGGAAGGACCGCGGCTCAGGGTGCGGCACAAACAAGTGGTGCCAAGCTTGGCCTTCTGGACCAATTGGGAGCCGGATCTAACGAAGTACTGAAATATCTTTCAGACCCCGCAAAGGTGGCATTCCTGTATCCACAGATTGGTAATGTAATGCAGGATGTTTACGGTGATGACATGTCATCCATGCCCAGTTATGCCCAGATGACTGGCATGAACCTTACAGGAAGGTCTCCCCAGAGGGTTATGCCCACATATGGTCAGGCTCAGGGATACGCCATGATCCCCGGAAGGGCGCGTGGCGGTGAGATCGACGAGTACTACGATCCTCCCATGGTTCAGGCTTCTTCGCCATCCGTAAATCTTGATCCTATTAATGAGAGGCTTGCAGCATTAGAAGCAAGGTCTATTCCGTCCGTCAACTTAGATCCAGTTACACAGAGACTCGCGGAGCTAGAAGCTAGGCAGATGCCCAGCTTGGATCCATTTAATCAGAGACTCGCTGAACTTGAGGCCAGACAACAGTCTAGTCTCGACCCTTTTAATCAGAGATTATCCGAGTTAGAGGCTAGGCAACAGTCCAGTCTCGACCCTTTTAGTCAGAGATTGGGCGAATTAGAAGCTAGGCAAACATCCAGTCTTGACCCTTTTAATCAGAGATTATCCGAGTTAGAAGCAAGACAACAGTCCAGCTTGGATCCGTTTAGTCAGAGGTTGTCTGAATTAGAGGCAAGACAACAGTCCAGCTTGGATCCCTTTAATCAGAGACTCGCGGAACTTGAGGCCAGACAACAGTCTAGCTTGGATCCATTTTCTCGGAGGCTGGCCGAGTTAGAAGGTAGAAAGACTCCTACAGTTGATCTTGATCCTATTAGTCAAAGACTGGCAGCGTTAGAAAACAGAAAGACTCCTACAGTTGACTTAGATCCATTTTCAAGGGACATCAGTAGACTTGAGCAAGAGATTGGATCATTAAGGGATTTCCAGCCGGATTATTCCCCTATCCGTAAAGAATTCGAGAGCGACATTGGGAGACTCAGAGAAGAGATTGGATCATTAAGGGGTTTCCAGCCTGACTATTCCCCCATCCGAGAAGAGCTTACTAAGGATATTGGAAGGCTTGAGCGCGAGATTGGATCCCTAAAAGACTTCCAACCCGATTACTCCCCTATCCGTCAAGAATTCGAGAGCGACATTGGCAGGCTTGAGCAAGAGATTGGCTCCTTAAAAAATTTCCAGCCGGATTATTCCCCCATTCAGAAGCAGTTCGCTGATGAGATGGATGTCCTCCGCAGGGAAATTGAAGAACTGAGGAGCCCGAAGATGGCCACCAGTGAGTCCGATATTCCTTCTTGGGACCGAGAGATCCCGACTGGAGAGTCGGATATGGGCCCCAAGGGGGGTGGTGGTGAGACGATGACGTATGCACCGGTTGGTACGTCTGAACTGCCACCCAGTGTCCAAGATCTTATAAACGATCCTAACCGGCTCGCTGATCGCAACCGTGCCCGTCAGGATAATATTGCCAATGAAACATTCTTGAATGTCGGAGACGGCGAGGACCCCGCACTTACATCTAGGAAGAAGACTATCAAGGCTACGGAACATCCGGATATTGGTGATACGGTAGAAGCTACGCGAAACATCGGCACATCTGCACCAGTATTGCCGCCCCAGATTCAGTATGAGGGGCCGTCCATGCAGACCGTTGGGTTCTCGCCCCAGTGGCAGGCTCCGCCGTGGGAGGTTCAGGACATCCCGTCTTGGTACAAGGCTGGATTAATGCCTGAAACCGCGATCACGGGCACAGAGCCACCTCCTGTACAGGGTGACCCGTTTACTGTGTTCTCTGGAATTGAGGTACCGGAAAACTTTGAAAAGAACCTGAGAAATCAGATTCCCGCTACGGCCAACTTCCCGTTCCTACAGCAGTCCCCCGCCCAGCGACCTGATATTGCGATGCCGCAGCCCATGGCACCACGGCAGTTAATGCCGCCACGGCCAACGGTTGAGCGAGGAGACGTGCCACGGGACATGATGAGTCAACCCGCTATACAGCCCATGATGAGTCAACCCGCTATACAGACCCGCATGGATCAACCCGCTATACAGACCCGCAGGGATCAACCCGCCATACAGAGGATGATACCCTTACATGGCCCTAGTGGGCCAATGCCTGCTCCGACGTTTGTACCTGCTCCGATGGGTGTGCAGGAACAGGATTATGTAGAGCGTATTCCTGCTCGCGCTGATGGCGGAATGATGCCTCAGGATGTCCCGTTTGATGGACTTATTGAGCCATTCAATGACGGGTCAATAGAGAGTAGTGGCGCTGTTGATGACAGGGTGGGTATCATAAAGCCGGATATGTCTGAAGTGTCTGAAGAGAAAGGACAGATGCTTGAAGCCATCAAACAGGCACTGATGAACCCAGATAAGGCTTGGGCTCAGCAGGTTATCAAAATCGCAAAAGAAATTTTTGGCGAAAAATTTATGAACGATCTCGCCATGGAAGTGGGCGAATCAATGTTTGATGAAGACCTTGAGTCCGAAGACGACAGTGATCGCTTAGTTGAAATGCAGTTCCGTGAAAATCTGGCCAAGGGCGGCCCTGTAAAGATCGGAGCCGCAATCGCCCCTAATGAGTTCGTATTAACAGCTCGTCAGGTCCGAAATATTGGTGGTGGCAGCACGGATGAGGGTGCCAACAGGCTTGAGAAGTTTGCTAGGAAGGTTGAAGTAGTTGGTTCTAAGACCAAGGGACCACTTAACATTGAAGTGATGGCTTAAAATGAAAAGGTTTCAGGTAATGCCCCAGAGTGACATGCGTGTGCCGCCGCCCTCTAGGCGCGGTCTTCGTGGGATTATTCGTGAGTTAATGAGTGGTAATCGTCTTGGCGATCCTGACATGCAGGTTCTTGAGGCCATGGCCGCACGGCAGGCCCGTGATGAGGCCAAGAGAAACATGATGTTTGAGTCCATGTTGCGCCGTCGCCGCATGTTACCACCCGAATACACCATGGAAACCGCTCCTCTTATGTCAGAAGAGGAGATCGCTTCTTGGGGTGTTCGGCGTGGGATGAACCGTGGTGGGATGATCCCCTCTTATGCTAATGGCGGTCAGGCCGACCAGATGGGTCAGACCGTTCAAGAGACTTTTGTGTCGCCTGAAGTGGCACCTATTTACGCAAACCTCACCGACCGCATTGCGTCTGAGGGTATGCGTCCCTATCAGCCTTATGGTGGTCAGCGTCTTGCTGGATTCACTGATCCAGAGATGACCGCTATGCGCGGTATCTACCAGTATGGAATCGGCGGTGGCCCAGCGGCTATGGGTAGCGCGGAACAGGCCCTGATGGGTGCCATGTCTGGCTACGGCGGCGTTGGTTATCAGTCTGCACCGGGTGCCCTTGATCCTTATATGTCTCAGTACACTCAGGGTGTTGTTGATCCTCAGGTCAGGGATATTCGTAGGGAGGCCGAACGGCAACAGCAGTCACTGATGGGTAGGGCTGGTATGGCGGGTGCGGCTGGCGGCTACAGGCACGGGTTAGGAGAGCAGGGGATCCGTATGCAGGCCGCTGAGCAGATCGGTGACGTTCGTGCCCTTGGTCGCCAGCAGGCTTTCGAGAGCGCACAACAGGCTTTTGATCGCGACAGAGCGGCTCGTATGGCCGCGGCTCAGGGTCTCTATGGGGTTGGTGGCGGACTTGCAAGCCTTGGCGGACAGCAGCAGTCCATGCAGTACCAAAGGTTTGGCGAGATGATGGGTGCAGGACAGCAGGCCCGTCAGCTACAGCAGCAGTCCATGGATATTGGGTATCAGGATTGGCAGAATCGCATGAATCAGGCTCGCCAGAACATTGGTTGGCAGCTTGGAGCTATGGGCCAGTTGCCCTACCAGAGCACCACCATGACCACCGAAGCCGAAACTCAGGCACGACCCCCTGCGGCCCAGAGGTATTTAAATACTGCAGTTGGTGGGCTTGGTCTATATAACGCATACCCGCGATCAACGCCGCCCACACTGCCACAGGGCGCCACCACATCTAGACCCGGTGGTACTATCTCCAATCCCGGCGGCACCCAGCTTTTCAATCCCGGTGATCTTGGAAACTATTGGACTAATAAGTTTATGCCATCACTCCCATCAGGTTTAGGTGATCCCTCCAGTCGGATTAGTTAGTCGTTAATCATGCCCAATATTCTACAGCTTCAGAAAGAACTTGAGAGCCTTCCTGATGAAAGACTTATTCAGGAAGTTAATTCTCCGTCCATGTACCCATCATATCTGAGTACTCAGGAGGCGCAGCGCAGGGAACAGTTGCGTAATGCGTACAAGAGCCGTGTTTCTCAGATGCCCCAGAACACGGTTAAGGATCAGTTGGTTCAAAAGCTGATGTCGGGTATTGGTAGTATCCCGCAGAATGTGCCGAATGGACCAATGCCCAATGAGATGATGACCCAGATGCAGGCCCCAATGCAGCCCCCAATGGGTATGTATGCCGGGGGTGGAATTGTTGGGTATCAGACTGGTGGGGAGGTTGATCCAGACCCTCCTCGCCGTTTAGATGATACTCAGATAACATTAACAAGCCCTCCTGAAAGTGAATGGCGGCAGCGGCTTAGTACGGCAGCACCATACGCTTTGATGCTTTCATCCTTTGTACCTTCACTTAGGCTTAAGGGGGCAGGAGGACTACTCGCGGCATTGACGGCTGGGGGATGGAAGCCGACGCTATCGAGACTCGGTCGTACTGCGGCCCTCACTACCGGAGCTGGTTTAGCAATTCAAGATCTTATGAACAGAGAAGGGGAGCCCGAGCAAACTCCTTACGGGTTCCCCCCATTAGTAATTCCAGACACATCTGGCATGGAGTCACCGTATGGCTTATCCCAGATTGATCAATTAATTGCTGACTCCCTAAAGAATAGAAGAGAGATTAGCGCCGCGGAGAAGGATCGCTTAGACATGCTTGAAGCGCAGAGGGGTGCGGCGGCTGAAGACGAAGCTGAAAGGCTAAGAGTTCTAAATAGTTTGCGGGCATCCAAGGAGGACCTTGCAAGAAGGGAGCAAGAGCTTACCGAAAGTGAGATTCAGCGGATTCAATCTTATATGGACCCGGAAGCCGAAGATAGAGAGAGGCGCGCCACAATGCTGATGGCGGTATCAAGGGCTCTTTCTGGGAGAGATATTGCTAGTGGATTAGCCGAAGGCATTCCCGATTTAATAGATCTTGGCAAGGAGCAGAGGCGGGCGAGGCAGCAAATTGATGAACAAGTCAGGTTGCTAAATCGTGAAAAATTAAGGTCAGCACAAAATCTACAGAACTTTATTGACGATATAGAGGTTAGGGTTGCAGAGGGCAGAATAAGCCGCAGGCAAGCTGAGCGTGAAATTGATAGTCAGATTTCTGCTACAAGAATGGAGATTGAAAATAGGCAGAATAATATCAGTGACATGATCACCCTCTATGGTGCCCAAACCCAACGTATGGCGGTTGAGGCGGAGCGTCCATCTACGGGTGAGAGACGCCAACAGCTTTACAATCTGTTGCAGTTGAACAAAAAAGATCCGATTCAAGGTACGGCTAACATTATCAGATCTGCTGTTGAAATGTACCTAAACACTGGTAGCGACAGAGACATAGATGCAATTAAGCGGGTAGTTATTTCTGCCCTAAGGGCAGGATCTTTCCCCATTGATCAGCAGGTACAGGTTCTGAACATGGTTTTCCCTCAGGCCACACCTCAAGCTACTTCTCAGGATGGCTTTGCTGACGGTGGACTCTATACCGGAAAAATTACTAATATGATTCCACAGCCGTAGACACATGCTAAGGTTATCATCGTCACAGAATAGGCAATACAATAGGCTTGTGGAGCTTGGTCTTTCAGAAGATGAGGCCCTTAGTGTTATTTCCTCTCTTGCAGAAAGCCCCGCTCCACGGGTAAGATCTTCTAGCAACGACAATATTTTTGACGCAGCTAGGGAGTTTGCCCAAGGACTTGGCGTTGGTGCGACCAAGGCCGGTACAAGCCTTATTGGTGGAACTGGGTGGCTTCTAGGAAAAGTTCCGGGCTTGGAGGGCGCTGGGGAAAGGTTGGAGCGTGGTGCTGGATATATAGAATCTGATGTAGAGGATTTTTTTGAGCCCGAAGGTGCCGCAGGCAAGGCCGGAGAGTTCGTTGGTCGCCTAGGTGGAGAAGTTTTATCGACAGTAGGAACGCTTGGATTAGGAAAGCTTGGGCTTGCTAGGTTTGCGCCGGGTGCCCTGTCCACGATCCGTGGTGTTACAGGTGGATCCAGAGCCGCATCAGCCCTCGGAGCCGTGGCGGCAGAGTCACCGCTTTCGCTAGCTAGGGCCGCGTCTTGGTCTGAAGAAAGGGGCACTGGGTTTGGCCAAGAGTTGGCCATGGAAGTGGCCGGATCTGCACTTGGTGGCGCATTTGCAGGTGTAACCCCCACCGCCGCTCGCCAAGGAACCAAGGGTCGCTTTTCATCCGTGAATCTAGCTGGTGGACAACAGCCGGGTATAAAAACCAAGGGATTCTTAACCGGAAAAGAGAAAATATCTTTTGGGTTGTTCGACGAGAACGTCCCAGTAAGAAAGCTTGCTAGGGTGATGGGTGGAGTGGATGCCGAGCAAAACCTTTCTGGTAGATTGGCTCAGATGTATGGAGCTAGACAAGCTGGTGTCCTGAGCCTTAATCAGCAGTTAAAACCGTGGCTTCTGAGCAACAATGTAGACATTGATGAAGTCGGTAGAGCAGCACTTATCAGGCGGGAAATGGCCATTCGTTTCCCCAAGGATCCCAAAAACGCCACGCAGCGCCTTAGCAACATCAGTGATGTGGAGCTTCGTAAACAATACAATGAGATTATGGGAGATAAGGATCTCGTTAAGCTTACGGATGATCTGCAATCTTTCTTTCGTGATGACTTAGCGAGACTCAGATCGGCAAAAATTATTTCTCAGCAAGAATATGATAACATCATCAATTCTTCTAAGGGACAGTTTTCTGATTACTATACGCCGATGGTTGGTGGTGAAATAGATAAGATTCTATCTCAAAATAAATGTGATGCTTTCCTTATGGAGAAGGGTGGTAAACCGGACGGAATTATTTCTACAGTAGCAAAGAATTTGGTCAATGCTATTTCGGTATGTTCTGTCTCCGATATTCATGGTGATGTATATGCCATGGGATCAAAGTGGTTATCAAAGATAACTGATTATCAGATTCCATATGTACCATATATGGTACATCTTCCGGATGTTGAGGAAGATATGAGAGAAGAACTATCTATCCCTAAAGACTCTTTGGTTTTCGGTAGAAATGGTGGATGGGAAACTTTTGATTTGCCTTTTGTAAAGCAGGCAATAAAACAAGTATTGGATGAAAGATCTGATGTCTGGTTTATTTTTCAGTTCACTGAACCTTTTATTGAACATGAGAGAGTGATCTACTTACCTGGAACTTCTGATATGAATATTAAGGTGAGGTTTATTAATACTTGTGATGCTATGCTTCATGCTAGGCATGTTGGTGAATCGTTTGGACTTTCCTGTGCAGAGTTTTCAATTAGAAATAAACCTATCATTACTTATGAAAAATCGCCGGAAAGAAATCATATAGATACACTTGGAGAAAAGGGGATATACTTTGAAACTGAATCTGATATTTTACATATTCTGAAAAATTTAGACAAGGTGGAAATAAATTCTTTGCAATGGAATTGTTATCAAGACTACACTCCAGAAAAAGTTTGCCAAAAATTTAAGGAAATTTATTTGAATTGATATGAAATCATTAGTAACAGGGGGAGCAGGATTCATTGGATCTCACATTGTAGATAAACTTCTTGAGATGGGTCATGAAGTTGTTTGTTATGATAATGAGAGTGCAGAATCTAATGAAGATTTTTATAGAAATCCTAAGGCTTACAATATAAAAGGTGATATTAGAGACTATAAGTTATTGAAAAACTCAATGACTAATATCGATTATGTGTTTCATCTTGCTGCCGAGTCTAGAATTCAACCTGCTATTTTGAATCCTATTGAGGCAGTCAGTGTGAACTGTGTAGGCACGGTTACTGTTCTTCAGTGTGCCCGTGAGGCAGGTGTAAAGAAAGTAATCTATTCTTCTACTTCATCTGGTTATGGATTCAATGAACCTCCCAATGATGAACTTCAGAGTGATGATTGTCTGAATCCTTATTCAGTATCTAAAGTTACTGGTGAAAAACTTTGTAAGATGTATACTAACTTGTTTGGATTGAAAACAGTTTTTCTCAGATACTTCAATGTATATGGAGAAAGGCAACCTCTGAAGGGTCAATATGCCCCTGTAATAGGCATCTTCTTACGTCAACGTGCAGGTAAAGAATCTCTTACAATCGTTGGGGATGGAGAGCAACGTAGAGATTTTACGCATGTTTCTGATGTTGTGTCTGCTAATATTTTGGCAGCAACAAAAGAAGTTCATGATATGAATTATGGACAGTTATATAACGTTGGTAATGGAGTAAATTATTCCATCAATGAAATTGCCGATGCCATTTCTAGTAATCAAATAAACATTCCACCAAGAATTGGAGAGTCAAGAGTAACTCTTGCGAATAATAATAAATTAAAAAGAACCTTTGAGTGGGAACCAAAAGTAAACTTAATGGATTGGATTTCTGATCAATGAATCTTATTATAGAATATTTTAACTCTCGTAATCATATGAGAAACGGAGAGTATCTTTATTGTCTCCATCAAAATCTTGCCAATGATTTGATTGATAAGGTTTATATTTTTATGGAAGGTGATTCGGAACTAAACTTCGATTCTCCTAAAATTCATAGAATAGTGAGAAAAAATAGACCAACTTATAAAGATCTTTTTGATTTTTGTAATCAAGAGTTGGAAGATCAAATCTGTATAGTTGCAAATGCAGATATTATTTTTGATGATACTCTTCGATTCTTCAAGAGTCTTAATATGGAAAAACAATTTTATGCATTGAGTCGATGGGAAATATCTACTACAGATGGTAAGAACTGGGAAGTTGAACCATATGATAATTCAGCATCACAAGACTCTTGGATTTTTAAAACTCCAATACCAACATGTAATGCTATGAATTATACGATGGGTAAACCTGGTTGTGATAATAAGATTACATATCATATGAGAGAACTTGGATATACCTGTCGTAATCCTGGTAAGAAAGTAGTTACGATTCATTTTCATCCCACTAACTTTAGAACTTATGATATAAGAACTGATAGAGTTCCGGGACCTTATTTGTTGATTGCTCCTGTGGATAATTTTTCAGGAGAACCAGTTTATATTGATATTGACGGATTTGATGAGCAAGGTAGAGCATACATTATACAAAAAAGTAGTGAATGACACAGAGAGGGGCTTGACCTCTCTTTATTTTTCCTATATAATACTGTAATGTTTCTTCACAAAACTCAAATGACTGTAACAACCGAAGACGGTGGACGCACAAACATGTGGGCCACTGAACCCCGTATGTATGTCGATCCCTCTTATACTGAGGCATATGGTCTTGAGACACATGCAGAACGTGCAGAGAAACTCAATGGTCGCACTGCAATGATTGGATTTGCTGCTGCCCTGGTTTCTTATGCTACGACTGGTAGTGTGTTCTTTTTCGGACTCTTTGGTTTCTGAGTACTTGACAATGTATCAAATCTTGTTTACAATGACTAGCATTGCCTTCTTTGTATTGTTGGCATATTCCGTAGAACAATTATCCGAAACTTATTAAACGATGACTTTTAACATTACTCTCCGCACTCCTGATGGTGCTGAAACCACTGTCACTTGCGAAGATGATCAATACATCCTTGATGCTGCCGAAGAAGGTGGAGTTGATTTAAACTACTCTTGTCGTGCCGGTGCATGTTCTTCCTGTGCAGGTAAAATCGTATCTGGTACAGTAGATCAAAGTGATCAATCATTCTTGGATGATGATCAAATTGAAGAGGGATTTGTTCTCACTTGTGTTGCATATCCAACTTCTGATGTTATACTTGAAACTGAACAAGAAGAAAACCTCTACTGATGCACGGAAGTCTTGAACCAGAAGATCGAGTAATGGACACTCCATCTGTTTATGAACAAGTTGCTTCTCTTGCCCAAAAATATGGGTGGGAAGAAGGTGATAATATTGTAGTTGAAATGGCAGGAACTCAAGTTTCTGGTATTGATGTAGGTGAAGTGTATAACAAGAAATGGCAATCACCTATTGGGACTCGAAAGTATAACAAAGAAGCATTCATTGTTATCAAAAATCTTTCACGAGACCCATGGACTCCTTCTAAACCTATGGATAGAGAACATAAACCACAACATCCATATGAATCAGTATCAAATGCCTAATCCAAATCAACTCTATGATGATATGGAGAGACTAAATGCCCTTTACGAAGAACTCTGCTGGGCACATGATGATGAATTAGTATTCACTCATGAAAATGGTAGAGTCATTATTTACAACAAAACGCAGGAGCAAGAACAATGAACGAAAGAGCAGAACGTATTAATGGTTGGGCAGCAATGATTGGTGTCATTGCCGCAATGGGATCATATGCAGCAACAGGTCAACTTATTCCTGGAGTATGGTAAGATGATGTTATTAGCAACCTTTATGTTGGGTGCTTTTATAATTCATTCCGTATTTACAGAAGACATTGATGATGACGATGATATGGGTGGTGGTATGTTGATACCAGCACAAATCCCAATTCAATAACAGACAAAAAAGACTTTACTCTATATACTGAGTAGAGTCTTTTTTATTATATGCCAAAGAATCAATTGAATAAGGATGAACTGATATGCCATGTTCTTAAACTTAAGAATGAAGTAGATGAAGAATCGAAAGCAGTTTGGCAGAAGGAAAAGGACCTAGCACATAAGTATCTCAATAAGGTGTTGGATCGAATTCAGGAATATCGATACTAGGGCTTGACGGGATTTTCAAAGACCTGTATGATAGACGGGTCTTCGGGAAACCACCTCAAAACACTCCCAACACGGGGGGTTGACAAGGAAGGAAAACCGTAGTATTATAAATAAGTCAGCAAGTTAAGAAATCAACACATTTCTTAACTGTTCTTAACACCCCTCAAACCGAGACCTATAGGGTGTATAAATCACGTCTCTCATATCCCCGGCTGAGGGTGCTGGGGAAATAGTAACTCCACCATTCCCTGATGGTCTTACTTTTTCGTACAAAACAATGGCTACAACTCTTTCAAGGCAACAATCAACCCCATGGCAGAATTTCTGTGAGTGGGTAACTTCAACAAACAATCGTCTTTATGTCGGTTGGTTCGGTGTACTGATGATCCCAACACTGCTTGCAGCAACTGTCTGCTTCATTGTTGCATTCATCGCAGCACCTCCCGTCGATATTGACGGTATCCGTGAACCCGTAGCAGGTTCACTCATGTATGGCAACAACATCATTTCTGGTGCAGTTGTCCCAAGTTCAAATGCAATCGGTCTCCACTTCTACCCAATCTGGGAAGCAGCATCACTCGATGAGTGGTTGTATAACGGTGGTCCTTTCCAACTGGTAGTCTTCCACTTCCTTATCGGCATCTATGCTTATATGGGACGTGAGTGGGAACTCTCATACCGTTTAGGTATGCGTCCATGGATCTGTGTAGCATATTCTGCTCCAGTCGCTGCTGCGAGTGCAGTATTCCTCGTCTATCCTTTCGGTCAAGGTTCTTTCTCCGATGCTATGCCTCTTGGTATTTCTGGTACTTTTAACTACATGCTTGTATTCCAGGCAGAACA